GTGAGCGCTGTCATCGAATCGCAGGAACTCACGGACCTGTACGCACGGGCCGGAGCATCCGACAAGGACCGCACCGCCTGGCTCGCCGAGCGAGCCCAGGGCATCACCGCCACGGAGATCAGGGACCTCATCCGGGGGAAGATCCGGCAGCAGGACCTCATCGACCTGAAGCTGGGCCGGAAGACCGACTCGTTCACCGGGAACGTGTACACGGACTGGGGCAACCTGCGGGAACCGGTCATCGCGGAAGGTGTCCGCGGGTACGGCATCGAGCCTGAGTCGCGGGTCTTCCACGGGGTGCAGAACTCCCGGCACCTCGCCTCCCCGGATGGGCTCGGTGTGCAGTTCGGTGACGCACTGGTGGTTTCGGAGATCAAGACCGCCGGCAAGGACATCCGCCACGGCACCACCCGGTACGAGGAGACCGGCTACGAACTGCAGATGCAGTGGGCCATGTGGGTGACCGGTGCGACCCGTTGCCTGTTCGTGTTCGAGGAGCGTATCTCGACCCGCGCCGGTTTCGAGCCGGGGCAGCTGTTCAGCGAGTGGGTTGAGCGTGACGAGGCGATGATCGCGGCTCTGATCGCCCGCGCGGATCTCTTCCTCGCCGAGCTCGACCGGCAGCGGGAAGACGGTGCCCCGGTCATCGACGAGGACGTGGACACGCACGCCGTGAACTACCTCCGCGCGATCGACGAGGAGAAGCGGTGGGCGGCTCTCAAGCAGGAGCACTACGCCGCCGTCGTCGCGGCGGGGATCTCGCAGGAGTCCTCGCTGGCCAGGGTCACGTACACGCCAGCGGTGGACGGCGAGGTCGTCGAGGTCGAGGAGATCGACTACGACGCCGCCCGTGCGGATGGGGCGGCGTTGTTCGCGCAGCTGCAGAAGGTGCAGGCGAGGTGGGACGCGCACCTGCGGTCCTACATCACGACGAAGCCCGTTCAGGGCAAGGGACGGCCGGCGAAGGCAACGATCACGGCCGGGAAGGGAATGAAGAAGTGAGCACGACGCACGCGAACCTCGCGGAGGCACTGGCGGCATTCCAGGCGGAGTTGCCGACGATCGCGAAGGGTAACACCGCGAAGGTGCCCACGAAGAACGGTGGCGAGTACAAGTACTCCTACGCGGATCTGAAAGACGTGTCCGAAGTGGTGTTGCCGCTCTTGGGTCGACATGGACTGGCGTGGACTGCGCAGCCAACTCTCGTCGGGGAGCATTTCGTGCTCCGCTACGCGCTCATGCATGAGAGCACGGATCAGGGCATCGAGGGGCTGTACCCCCTCCCCGATCCTGCACAGACCCCGCCGCAGTCGCTCGGATCGGCGATTACTTATGCCCGCAGGTACACGCTCTGCTCCGTGACCGGCATCGCGCCTGGTGGCGACGATGATGACGCGCAGGCAGCCAACAGTGCTCCCGCTGGTCGCGCTCGGGCTCCGCGTCAAGCTCCGCCGCGGGAGCCGTTGCCGGCACCGATCGTGAAGCACGACTGGGCGGCGGAAATCCTTCCGGTGCGGACGGTGGAGGACCTCCGTGCGATCTATGACCGTGCCGAGGACGCGCAGGAAGTCGGTTTCCCGTTCGGGCCAGACCACAAGCAGTCGGTGCTCAACGTCATCCAGGCGTGGGGTCTTCCGACGCCGAAGGGTGCGGTCACGGTCTCGGCTCTGATCGGCGCTGTGCGGAAGCAGATCGAGGACGGTGCCCTTCCTACTGAGGCCCCGGAGGAGTCGCCGACCGAGGAGCAGCCTTCCGAGACGTCGGAGTGGGCGACTGTTCAGCCCGGTGAGGGCGGGCAGCAGGCATGACCGTTTCCCCGGCCGTGGCGACTATCCTCCGCGACATCATCGGCCTCGAACAGGTGGACGAGGAGAACCAGCTGCACGTGCGGCTCGCCGACGCGATCACCAACGCGGGGCCTGGTGCTTCATTCGGTGCTCGGGTGGTCGCGCTCCGCTATGTCTTCAACTGGGCACTCAACGCAGCGGGCAAGGAGTTCGGGACCGCCAAGGCCAACTACGAGCACTTCATCGCGAAGACGAAGACTCGTCTCCTCGCGGAACCGAAGATGAGCGTCGCCAAGGCTGAAGCGATGGCAGAAGCCGATGACGAGGCGTACCGACTGAAGCTCGAGTATCTCCTCGCGGAGCAGCAGGAACGGTCCATGCGGAAGTTCCTCGACACGCTGGAGTCCGCTCTCGACAACCACCGCACCGACAGGGCGGATCAGCGTGCAGCCGATCGTGCATCGGCGCAGGGATATGGCGGTGGGGCATGAGCGTCCTGCTCGACGAGGACACGATCTTCCTCGAAGACCTGGATTTTGCTCCTTCCTGCGAGGAGTGCGATGCGGCACCGGTGAAGGCGGTTCGCTGCCGGAAGTGTGACGACGTCGAGCTGCTGTGTGCGCACCATGCGCAGGCGTTGGTCGAGGAGATCGAACGCATCACTTCGCATGGCTTGGTCGTGCATGAAGAGTGCGGGCAGAGCTCATCGTCAGTCGACGAAGCGATCGCAGTGGTGGCTCTCTGATGGCCGTCCAGACTCTGCGCCCGGGTGACGCGACGCCCGACGGAATTCCGCGGCGGTACGTGAACGGTGCCGGCTACGTCCGCCTCCGCTGGAAGGTCGGCATCGAGCAGTACGTGGAGGTCTACGAGCACAGATTCGTCGCAGGCATGCCGAGCCCGGACCTCGATGTCCACCACCGGAACCGCGTTCGAGACGACAATCGCATCGAGAACCTGCAAGTGCTGACCCCTGAGGAGCACCGGCTTCTCCACCTTGACGAGGACCGCCCGGAGTTCGCACGGCGCCGAGCGGTTCGGGGCGGTCACAAGTCGCGCTCGGCGTTCGAGAAGGCAGAGCGCGCGAAGTCCCGACGGGCTGAGCTGCACAACCGATCCCTTCGCATGCGGGAGATGTACGAGGCCGGAGCGAGCACGACCGAGGTCGGGGCCGCGTTCGGTGTAGACGCGTCGCGTGTGAGCGTCCACCTTCGGCGCATCGGGACCACGATGCGGCCCTTCAAGAGGAGCAATCGATGACTGGTGAGTTCACCCCGGCGCAGGTCCGGTTCATCTTCTTCGAGCGCGAAGGAGAGCGGTGCTTCAGGTGCCGCCGGTCGCTGAGGTTCGAACAGCGCGGGTGGGAGTGGTCGCTGCATCACCGCCAGCCCAGAGGCATGGGTGGAACGAAGAAGCCGATGTCGATCGCCAATGGGCTTGTGCTCTGCGGCCACGCGACGACGCCGGGCGGTTGCCATGCCTGGGTCGAATCCCGCCGGGCCATGGCTGAAGACCTCGGATACCTGATCCGCCGTGAGGCACGGATCGCAACGCCAGCCGGGACACCGGTCAGGCGACTGGACGGAACGCTCTGGCTTCTCCGCGCTGACGGAGTCGCAGAGCTGCTGATAGAAGACGAGGACGAGGAATGAGCGTCAAGGTTTCGAGTTGGGTGTGGCACGGCGATGAGACCGCCGACCTTGCCGGCAACGAGATGATCCTGCTCCTGGCACTCGCTGATGTGGCAGCCGATGACGGCAGGTGCGTGTACCTCACCGAGGACGACGACATGACGTACTCGGGCCTGGCGAAGAAGGCGCGCGTGGATCGTCGCACGGTCATTCGGCTGGTGGCGAAGCTGCGCAGGCGTGGGTTGGTGGAGCAGCGGAAGGGGACGAAGGGACAGCCGAACGAGTTCGCGATCGCGGTCCCGTGGAGGAGGGGTGACAACTTGTCACCTCTGCCGGATTCGGTGACAACGCGCGCAGATGAGGTGACACCGGGAACAACATTCGGTGACATCGCTGACCACCGCACCTCTCTTATACGTGAAGACGTAATAGACGTGCCGAGAGTGCGTCCTGGCTTCGCTGAGTTCTACCTGATCTACCCCCGCAAGGTGGGTCGGGAGGCCGCTCGAAAGGCGTTCGAGAAGGCAGTGAAGCAGGCGACTCCCGAGGCTGTCATCGAGGGTGCCCGCCGGTTCGCCTCGGATCCGAATCTGCCGGACAAGCAGTTCATCCCCCACCCGGCCACGTGGTTGAACGCCGGCCGGTGGGACGACGAGCCGCTCCCCCCTCGCGACGATGTCGCAGTCGTCGCCAACGACTTCGGTCGGGATGAGTGGATGTACCGCGCATGAGCGTCGTCGATTCCGAACGCGCGGTCATTGGCTCCCTGCTGCGGGACTCGTCCGTGCTGCGGAAGGTGCAGGCCGAGGTGATGCCGTCGGACTTCTACGACGCACGCCTGGGCGAGATCTACCGGGGCATCACCCACATGTCCACGACCCGTGAACCGGTCGACTACCTGACCGTGTGGGGTCACCTCGCCGAGTGGGGTGTCCAGGGTGTGGACCTGCGGGAGTTGAGCGCCTGGGCTGATGCGGTCCCGACCGCGGTGAACGCTGACCACTATGCGGTGCAGGTGCGGCAAGCAGCGCTTGCCCGTGGCCTGAAGGTCATCGGTGGGCGGATGCTCGAGTCGGTCGATTCGACCCCGCCGGAGCAGTTGATCTCCCGTGTCGCGGACGAGCTCCGTGACCTGCGAGAACACCACGTCGTCGAGACCGTGCACGCGATGGCGTTGGACGAGGTGCTGACGCAGGAAGTCGAGTACGACTGGGTGATCCCGGACCTTCTGGAACGCAAGGACCGGTTCATGATCACCGGTGTCGAGGGCGGCGGGAAGTCGACCCTGATCCGGCAGCTCGCGATCACCGCCGCGGCCGGCATCCACCCGTTCCGCGAGTACCCGATCGACCCGGTGCGTGTGCTCGTCGTCGACGCGGAGAACACCGAGAAGCAGTGGGGTCGTGAGACCCGCCGTTGGGCACCGTCGATGAACATGCTCGAGGGGCAGGACGTGTACAAGCGGCTGCACCTCGCGTGCCTGCGCCGCATGGACCTGACGAAGGACATCGACCTGGGCATGGTGCATCGCCTCGTCGACCAGTACCGGCCGGACATGTTGTTCATCGGCCCGATGTACCGGTTGGCCCCGAAGTTGAACAACGACGAGGACGCCGCCCCGCTGCTCGCCGCCCTGGACACTCTCCGTGACCGGGGGTTGGCGCTGGTGATCGAGGCGCATGCGGGGCATCAGACGAACCCGCGGGGTGAGCGGGATCTCCGCCCGCGTGGGTCGTCGCAGCTCATGGGGTGGCCGGAGTTCGGGTACGGGCTTCGGGCGTCGAAGAACCCGCTGCACGTGGAGATGGTGCGGTGGCGCGGTGACCGTGATGCGCGCGGTTGGCCGGCGAAGCTCGGCCGCGCTGCGGCAGGTGTGACAGGAACTCAGCGCTGGCCGTGGCGGCCGGTGGATTGACCAGGAGAGGAACAGGGACATGGCGAAATTGGTAGTGGAGAACGCGATCGTGGATCGCATCTTCGGAAGTTCTGGCGTCGCGGTGCACGAGGAGTTCCAGAAGCGGGACGGCTCGACGGGTAAGAGCTACTTCACGCTCTGGTTCACCGAGCGCCCGCAGTTGGAGATCGGGCAGCGCATCTCAGCGTCCGGCTTCCACGGCGTGAAGGTCGACGAGTACGAGCGCAACGGCGAAACCCGGCATACCGCGAACGTCTCGGTGAACTCGGCCCGTCTGATCGGTTCGGCACCGCCGGTGGATCCGGCACCGCAGGACACGGGTGACTCGTGGTCGACCCCGTCGGGGGACGCGTGGGGTGGTGAGTTCTGATGATCTCCGAGACGGTGACACACGATCTCGCTTCGGCTGAGGTCACGGATGACTGCAGGGTCGAACTCTGGACAGATGCCCCTAACACGTACCTGTTCCCGGCTTCCGCGCGTGATCTTGCTGCGGAGCTGGTGCGGGCCGCGGACGAGGCTGACAAGGCTTCCGCGGAGCTCTTGCACAACGTCATCCCGGCCAAGTTCGATGAGCGCCCCTGGACACCAGGCGGTGCAGCATGAGTACCCTCACCGACCCCAGATTCCTCGACATGCCGATGATCACGCACGAGGCGTTCTTGCGCGAGAAAGTAGCGTTCGACAAGAGCTTCGGTTTCCCAGTGCACGCCGACGACCTCGCGCCAGTACTCAAACCGCACCAGCGGGACATCGTCCAGTGGGCGATCTCCGGCGGCCGGCGTGCGATCTTCGCGAAGTTTGGTCTCGGGAAGTCGCTCATGCAGCTCGAGACGCTGCGCCAGATTCTCACGCACCCGGCATCGACTGTCGCCGGCGGACGGGCCCTGATCATCGCCCCTCTTGGTGTCCGTGGCGAGTTCATCCGTGACGGCCGCGAGCTACTCGGCATCGAGATCCGCTTCATCCGACGCTCCGAGGAGATTGACCCCGCCTGGTCTGGCGTCTACGTCACCAACTACGAAAGCGTGCGTGACGGACGCCTCGCCGTCGACGGCTTCGACGCGGTGTCGCTTGATGAGGCGTCCGTGCTGCGCTCGTTCGGCTCGAAGACCTATCAGGGATTCCTTGGTCTGTTCAACGCGATCCCGTACCGGTTTGTCGCGACCGCCACTCCGTCACCGAACCGGCACAAGGAGCTGATCCACTACGCAGGGTTCCTCGGCATCATGGACACTGGCCAGGCCCTCACCCGGTTCTTCAAGCGCGACAGCTCGAAGGCCGGGAACCTCAAGCTCTACCCGCACAAGGAGCGTGAGTTCTGGCTGTGGTTGAACACCTGGGCCTGCTTTGTGCAGCGCCCCTCCGACCTCGGGCATTCCGACGTTGGCTATGACCTGCCTCCGCTGCAAGTCGACTGGCATCAGGTTGAGGTGGGGGTGCTGTCCGACGAGATTGACCGCGATGGGCAGGGCGTGCTTGTGCGCGGCGGTGCGATGTCTCTTAAGGGGGCCGCGAAGGAGAAGCGGCAGACGATGCACGATCGCATCGTCTGTCTCATGGACCTCGTGCGCCGTCATCACCTCTGGGAGGGCGGGCGCGCGAAGTCTCAGCTGATCATCTGGTGCGACCTGAACGCCGAGCAGGATGCGATCGAGAAGGCTCTCTCTGCGAGCGGGTTCTCGTTCTCATCAGTGCACGGCGGCCTCACGGACGAGGAGGCGGAGCGTCGCCTCGACGCGTGGCGCGCGAAGGAGACGTACGCGCTCATCGGGAAGCCGGTCATGCTCGGGCAGGGCATGAACCTGCAGCAGGCGCACACGGCCGTCTTCGTCGGCGTGACGTACAAGTTCAACGACACGATCCAGGCCGTGCACCGCATCCAGCGGTTCGGTCAGCGGGGCGCCTGCGACGTGCACTTGATCTACGCCGAGACCGAGTCGGAGATTCGCGACACCCTGATGTCGAAGTGGGAGGAACACGACCGCCTCACCGAGACGATGAGCGACGTGATCCGAGAGTTCGGCCTGAACCCGGCCGCGATCTCCGCCGCCCTCACCCGAGCGATGGGTGTGGAGCGCGTCGAGCAGTCCGGGCCCGGCTGGACCCTCGCGCTCAACGACTGCGTCATCGAAACCCGCGACCACATGGCCACGGACTCCGTAGACCTGATCGTCACGTCGATCCCGTTCTCGAACCACTACGAGTACACGCCCAGCTACAACGACTTCGGGCACACCGACGACAACCTGCACTTCTGGCAGCAGATGGACTACCTCACACCGGAGCTCCTGCGCGTGCTGAAGCCCGGCCGGATCTACGCCTGCCATGTGAAAGACCGGATCCAGTTCGGCAACGTCACCGGCGCCGGCATCCCGACCGTCTCCCCATTCCATGCCGAGGCGCTCGCTCACGGACTCAAACACGGCTTCGACTACCTGGGCATGGTCACCGTCACCACCGACGTCGTCCGGGAGAACAACCAGACCTATCGCCTCGGCTACACCGAGATGCGCAAGGACGGCTCGAAGATGGGCGTCGGCTCGCCGGAGTACATTCTGCTGTTCCACAAGCCGCAGAGCGACCGCTCCAAAGGGTACGCCGACGAGCGGATCTCGAAGGATGCCGCCGACTACTCACTCGCCCGCTGGCAGATCGACGCAGCCGCGGACTGGCGCTCATCCGGAAACCGCCTTCTCGCGCCGCAGGAGCTCGCCGCCATCGAGCCGAAGCACCGCTCCCGGCTTTTCAAGGCCCAGTCTCGGGTGAACGTCTACGACTTCGACGCGCATGTCCGCACCGGCGAAGCCCTCGCCGCGAAGAACGCGCTCCCGTCGACGTTCAAGTCACTCGATCCGGGATCCTGGCGCGGCGACGTCTGGGACGACGTGAACCGGATGCTCACCCTCAACGGCGAACAGTCCCGCCGCGCGCTCGAGTTCCACATCTGCCCGTTGCAGTTCGACATCGTCGACCGCTTGATCGAGCGGTACTCAAATCGTGGAGATCTGGTCTATGACCCATTCGGTGGGCTCGGTACGGTGCCGCTGCGCGCCCGCAAGCTCGGCCGACAGGGGCGAGCCTCGGAGCTCAACCCGACGTCTTTCCGCGACGCCGTCATGTATCAACGCGAACTCGATAACGAGCAAGCGACGCCGACTCTGTTCGACCTGCTCGACCTGGAAACGAGCGCAGCATGAGCGCCGCGATGCCGGTGTACTCGGAGTCGTTCATCCCGGCTGAACCGTGGAAGGGCCAGGCCGCCTGCATGCAGGTTGACCCGGACATGTTCTTCCCGACGAAGGGCGACCACGAGTCCGCGAGGAACGCGGTCGCAACGTGCCGCACGTGCCCTGTTGTCGGCGACTGCCTGCAGTACGCCCTCGAGCACCGTGAGACGCAGGGCGTGTGGGGTGGCTTGACGCCGATGCAGCGGAAGCGGATCGCAAGGACCCCGGTGTGCCGTCGTTGCAAGACACCGATCGGGCACCTGTCGAAGCAGCACCGGTACTGCGAATCCTGCGCGGTCGCCCGCCGCGCTGAGAGCCAGAAAGCCTACGCACAGAAGGGAGCGGCGTGATGTTCACGGACACGGAGATCGTCGAGGCCGAACAGCACCGTTGGGTGCACCGGTACGAGGCTCACCTGGATCAGGTTCCCCCGTTGGTGGAGTTCCTCCGCGGGCACCGCGTCCCGTTGAAGGCCGCAGCCATGTCGGAGCGGGTGACAGGTGGGGGCGGTGAAGCACCGGTCCCGTTCCGTCTGGACCCGGTCGATGACGCTGACGACCTGTGGTGCGCCCTGGTCGAGTATGCGGGTGAGGTCGCGGAACGGCTAGAACATGCTCTCCCTGTCACCGGTTCTGACATCTGGGCCACTTTCAGGGGCATCCAGGGCATACCGGCCCACCTGGGCAGTACGGGCGCTCGAAACGCATCTTTCACGATCATCACCTGGTTGATCGACCGGGCACCCCGAATCCTCCCCCTCGAGCTCACCGACTCCGAAGACCACCTGTTCGCGCTGATCCGGAAACTCTCCGCCCGATACCTCGTCCCCCCGATCGACAGGCCGGCACGACGCCGCGTCTGCACCGTGTGCGGGGAACAGACCGTGGTGGTGGCGTGGCTGCTCGGTGGGACTGGGGAAGCCGAATGCACGACGTGCGGGGCTACGTACTCGCCGGAAGGGAACGAGAACTCATGACCGACAAGACCACCGAACTGATCGCAGAGGCGCGGGAGATGGGCGACAAGCGCCGCGCGACGTTCCCGCCGCCGCGCGACCTCACGCGGATAATTCGGAGCTTGACCGACGCCCTCGAAGCGGCTGAGGCCGAACGTGACGCCCTCCGCGCTGCGATCGGGGAAGCCCATGACCTCATCGGCAACCAGTCCGGCGATCTCAACGGGGTCGCCTTGGATGCCTGGCGCATCCTGTCCCGCGCCATCGACACGAAGGAGAAGGGTAATGGCTGAGTACGCCTACGACATGATCGCGCAACCGTGGCGCAAAGACCCGTACTACGTGGCAAGCGGTCAGCGGAAGGAGCGCGTGGAGGTTGTCGCGTCGAACGATGCCGAAGCTTTCACTGAGACGCGGAAGCTCCTGCCGACGATCAATGACGCGTACTACTGGCGGCTCTGGGTGAACAAGCGCACCGATCTGCGGATCCTTGCCGCGCGCACGAAGGAGGAGAAGTCATGAACCGTGAGCAGTTGATCGAGAAGACGGAGAGCGCGATTCAGGAGGCGTGGAACGCGCGGGCGAGAAGCGATGACCGCACCTACGGGCTTGCCGACGTGGCTGCCCGCGCCGCTCTCGCCGTGTTCGAGGAGGCGAACACCCCGACCGACGACGAGCGGGAAGCGCTCGCGGCGGCGTGGGATGAGGGCATGTCCTATGGGGTGAACTATGACGCGGGCATCCGACCTGATCCAAGCCGCGGTCCTCTCGACGGCTGAGAAGTGGCCGGAGATCCCGCAGCAGGGAATGGTGTCCTTCATCGACCCGGCGAAGGTCGCGCCACGTCCGATCCGCGGGAGGAAGACGTGGGGCCATTCGTGGTTCGAGGCGGGTTTCCGTCATGTCGGGTACACGAAGGCGGGCCTCTGGGCGATGCAGATGGACCCGGCCGACATTCGCGCCCTGGTGCGCATGGATCAGATGGTGAGGAGAGCAGCATGAGCGACTACACGCCGACGACCGACGAGGTTCGGGATAGCTTCGCGATGCTCATCGCAGGAGACCCGACCGATGCGGATGTTGCAGCATGGCTGTCTGCTCATGATGCTGAGGTGCGGTCGAGGGCTATCCGTGATGCCGCCGATCGAGTGGAGCGTGACTTTGGTGATCGGTTTCCTGGAGGAGTGCTGTCCACGCGGGCGAGCCGTCGTCTTCGGGCGATGGATGAGGAAGGAGAGGGACGATGAGTGAGCGCACGCCGAAGATGAGCACGATTCGCCACACCTGGGCGAAGGGGCACCCGTTCCCGCTCACAACGGATATCGAAGAGCGCTACGCCGAGTTCGACCGCTGGCTGGCCGACTACACGGCTAAGGTGTGTGCTTCCGTCCTGGCCGAGCAGGGTGAATCGGAATGGGAGTACGGCGCACAGCACTCGCAGGGCACGAACCCGCACCCCAGCCTGAAGGCCGCCCAAGAGATGGTCGCATGGCACCTGGCGGGTGAGCCCCGGCTGCGCCCGGAAGCCCGTGGGCGGGTGGCGCTCGTGCGTCGTCGCAAGGCTGGCCCGTGGGAGCCGGTCCCCACCACCGAGAACGAAGGAGAGAGCAATGACTGAGCACGAGAGCGAGCACGCGTCGGACGACGTTGAGATGGTCGCCAAGACACTGCACGCTCACACTGGCCGGTCGGCGCGCGACTTCCCGTGGGGACACATCGACGAGGTCACCCGGGAATACCACCGGGAGAACGCTCGTCGTCTACTGACGCGGCTGGACGAGGCGCGCGCCAACCGCACGATCCGGAGTGAGGAGCAGAACAATGGCTGAGCACGAGTGCACGATGCGCTGCTGGGTGGACCGCTACGGCTTCGATCACCACCCCGACCTTGCGGATCCGAGTGCGGACGAGAGCCTTCCGCGGTGCGGGCACTGTCGCCTTCCGCTCTGCGCGCCGCTCGGGAAGCACGACACATGCCCGTGCGACTGCCATTCCAACCGCACCATTGGCGCGAGCGATGAGTAGCGGCAGCGGAGTGTGCGAGTGCTGGCGGCTCACACCTGAAGGCGTCCACGGATCGCGAGCGTGCCCGTTCTACGGCATGCACTGGTCGGTAGTCGCGGCCATCACGAACCGCACGAGCCGGAGTGAGGAGACACGATGAGCCGCTACACGCCCCGACAGATCGCCTTGCTCATGGCGCGCGAGATCGACCCACAGGAGAGCGCCCCCGAGGACGACGAGTACATCGGTGAGTGGGAGCCGGAGCACTCGTGTGGAGGCGCGGGAGATCCGACTTGCGCGGCCTGCTGGATGCACAGCTACGACGACGCGGCGAAGCGTGCGCCTCGCACGGACAGGAGTGAACGATGAGCGACGACGGGTGCCCGGAGGGCATGTACCCGCTGGATTCGACGTATCCAGCCGAAGCGCACGCCACATTCGAGGCGTTGCGCGAGAACGCAGAGTCCGCGTCGGATTCGCTGAATCTGCCGCTGTCGTGGTTCTTCGATGACGGCGAGTACGACGACGAGGGACCGAGCTTCACGCTCGTGTTCCTGATGCCCCGCAAGCACGGAAGTAGGTGGAGCATGCGCACGCGCAGTTTCGATCGGGGAGTGGTCCAGGCGTGGCTTGATACGTGGTTGCGAGGAGAGATCAATCGATGGTTTGGCTGGTCGGATGGGAGTACCGATGAGTGACGTCAAGCAGGTACTCCAGGTCACGGTCACCGCGGAACGTCTCCCAGACGGGCACGAAGCGTACGGGGTGGAGATCGAGTCCGACCCGCGGATGCCGGCCGGGTGGGCTGCTGATTTCCTGCATGGTGTCGCTACGTCGATCGAGACCGACGGATTCGACACCCCGGAGGACGACTGATGCCTGAGCGTGTGCAGTTGTCCCGCCGGAAGGGCTGGCGGAAGTCGGAGAACACGGTCGTGGTGTCGAGGCCCACACGCTGGGGAAACCCGTGGCTCATCCTCATCCCTGGCGGTCGCGCGCTGGCCGTGTCGCGGTTCCGAGAGATGTTCACGACCGACGCCGAGGCGCGCGAGGCGTTCAAGTACCCGACCGCCGAACAGATCCGCGCCGAGCTCGGAGGGAAGAACCTCGCCTGCTGGTGCCCACTCGACCAGCCGTGCCACGCGGACGTGCTGCTCGAGCTCGCGAACAGGGCACCTGATGACTGAGTACCTGACCTACCGGGAGGCGGGTGCTCTCGTGAAGCGGTCGCCGCGCACGATCCGCTACTGGAAGTCGCAGGGCATGGCGACCGAGCTCGTCGAACGTGACGGGCAGATGGTCCGGGTCGTGGAGAAGAAGGTCCTGCAGGCATGGTTCCGGGACAGGCTGATGAATTGGCCCACGCACCGGTGGAGGCTGAGGAAGAATCTGGCCGAGGAGATCATGCGACACGCCGAGGAAGTTAGAGGTTGACGACAAAGTACTTGCCGCACCTATGTTGAAAGTACACAGGTTTCTGAGAAGGCCCCGCTCCTAGCCCCAGGCTCACAGGCGGGGCCTTCGTCGTTCCCTGTCCGCGTCCCCAACGCACAGGGGCGGTCGGCCCCCGTTCCCCCGACCGCCCCTCCCCCACCTCCCCGGCAGGAGCAGCCATGCGCGTCTACGAATGCGCCACATGCGGAGAACAGCACAAGATGCTGATCCTCGCCATCGAATGCTGCGACCCAGCCGCGTACGACGAGAACGACTAAACCCATGAGCACCGTGAACGTCGCCGCAGACACCTGCGACGCATGCGGAGCCCGGGCGTTCCTCTACGCCGAACACAACGACTGGCCCATCGGTCTCGCCTACTGTGCCCACCACGGCACCGAATACCTCCCCGAACTCACCAAGAGCGGTGCAACAGTCATCGACCTCCGCCACATGGTCCAAGCATGAAACTCACCACCGGCATCGCACTCGGTATCACCGCCGCGATCCTCTGGCACCACACCTGGCGTCCCCTCCTCGGATGGGCACTCAGCAGAGGCGACCAACCACCCCGACTCTGACCAGAGCAACCCCGACCGTGGCCTGGCGCCACCGAAGAGGTGACCACATGGCGGCGATCACCGACGCGCAACGCGACGAAGTCACCCGCCTTCACGCACAAGGCCTCTCCCGCAACGCCATCGCCCGCGAAACCGGCATCAGCACCGGATCCGTAACCCGAATCTGCACAGCCGCTGGCCTGGCCTTTGACCGGGCCAGTACAAAAGACGCAACGCGCGCGAGGGCGGCTGATATGGCGCAGGCGCGTACTGATCTCGCGTGGCGGCTCGAGGCCGCGGCGAACACGATGCTCGACATGCTGGACAAGCCGTTCACGGTGTATGCGTTTGGTGGGCGCGACAACACGTTCAACTCGGCGGAGCTCGTCTCGGCACCGGTGGATGCGCGGCGGACGATCATCACGTCGGCAGCGATCGTCTTCGACAAGCTCTCGAAGATCGTCGAGTCCACGCCTGAGGGTACGGGTGAGGCTGAGACGGTCCTTGACCGGATCGAGGCTGGCATCGACGCCGAGTTCACGGATGTCGATGATGCGGAGTTCGGGGTGAAGCAGTGACTCCCCCAGCTCTCTCTCGTAAGCAGCGGTGGTCGATCGCGCGTGCAGCGTCCAGGAAGATCGCCCTCTGGGTTGGTGCGGTGTCGGCCGGCAAGACGTTCGTGTCTCTCCTGGCCTTGTTCATCGCGATCCGGAAGGCCCGCGGTCGTGGCCTGATCGTCATCATCGGTAAGACGCTGCAGACCATCGAACGCAACGTCATCGGTGAGATGCAGAAACCGGAACTGTTCGGGCGTCTCGCGAAGCAGGTGAAGCACACCCCTGGTTCGAACACTGCGATCATCCTCGGCCGTGTCGTGCACCTTGTGGGTGCGAACGATGCCCGCTCCGAGGAGAAGATCCGCGGTTCCACCATCGAACTCGCCTACGTGGATGAGGCAACCCTGCTCCCTGAGGGGTTCTGGGAGATGCTCATCACCCGACTCCGGGTTGCCGGCGCCCGCCTCCTCGCGACCACGAACCCCGGATCCTCACAGCACTGGTTGCGGGTCCGGTACATCCTCGACGCTGACGCGCAGGACATGGTCGTGTTCCACTTCACGATGCACGACAACCCCCTCTACTTCGAGGGCGGCGACCCCGGCCCCGCGTACATCCGGTCCATGGAGGCCGCGTTCGCGAAGTCGAAGGTCTTCCACGACCGGTTCATCCGCGGCCTGTGGACAACAGCTGAGGGAGCCGTATACGACGGTTGGGATCCCGTATCGCACGTGATCCCGTGGGAGCGACTGCCGCCCATGTACCGGCTCCTCGGCGTCGGCATGGACTTCGGCACCCAGCACGCGACCTCCGTGGGGATCCTCGGCCTCGGCTACGACCGGAAGCTGTACCTGATCGACGAACTCCGCATCGAGTCCGACGGTACGGCGCAACGGCAGTCGCCCAGCCAACAGGCGAAAGCGATCGCTGACTGGCTCAAGATCAACCACCTGCCTGAAGGGTTCCTCCGCCCAGAGATACTCGCCGCAGACCCGGCAGCGCTCGCCTACCGGCAGGAACTGCGCGAGTCGCAAGGCATCGACACGGTCCCCGCCGACAACAGCGTCCTGTACGGCATCGGCCTCGTCACCTCCCTCCTCGCCCGAGGCCTGCTGCTCATCACAGACCGGTGCTGGGGTGTCATCAAGGAGATGCCTGACTACGTCTGGGATCCGAAGAAGGCGGAGAAGGGCGACGACGCGCCGATCAAGGCGAAAGACGACTCGCTCGACATGCTCCGCTACGTCATCACGTCCACAGAGGGCGAATGGCGCGACGAGGTCGGCACCCGAACCAACCACTTCTGATCTCCGCCTAACGCAGGAAGGGACTGCAACTCATGCCGCTTCCCGCATCAAACTATGACCGGTGGCCCCCGAAGCAACTGGACAACCTGCTGCCTTCGATGGCCCGGTGGGGCGCCTGGTGGGCGAACGACCTCGGACGCCTGCAGGCCGTGTACGGCGGCGGCATCCTGAACGACGGGCAGGGGTTCTTCGCATCCGACGAGGGCGGTATCAAGGTCCACTCGTTGGGTCCGGTGCGCTGGTTCATCGGGCAGCCGGCGACCGGTGCACAGCAGAACACGAAGTTGCCGGTGCCGATGGCAGCTGAGATCTGCCAGGCGTCCGCGGACCTGCTGTTCTCTGACCCGGTCACCGTCACAGTCACCGACCCGGTCACACAAGACCGCCTCGAAACGCTGCTGGACGACACGTTCCATTCGAAGATGGCTGAGGCTGCGGAGATGTCCGCAGCTCTCGGCGGCTCCTACCTGCGGGTCACCTGGGACGACACGCTGCAGCCTGACGGCCCGTTCACGACCGTGAAGGACGCAGACGAGTCGATCCCGGAGTTCCGCTTCGGTGTGCTCGTCGCGGTCACGTTCTGGGCGGTCATCGCCCGCAACGGGAAGCGCGTGTACCGGCACCTGGAGCGCCACGAACTCGATGCCGGCGGGAACGGTGTGATCCTCCACGGCCTGTACGAGGGCGAAGAGGACAAGCTCGGCGTGCGCGTCAGCCTCAACTTCCGTCAAGAAACTGCCGCTCTCGCCAAGTACACAGACCTGGGCCTTGAGGGCACGATCGACACCAAGACGCTCGGTCTCGCTGTGCAGTACGTCCCCAACCAGACCCCGAACCGGATCTGGCGCAAGGACCCCGTGGGCAAGAACCTCGGCCGATCGGACCTGGACGGCATCGAGCATCTCCTCGACCAGCTCGCGGAGACGATGTCGGACTGGATGCGCGCTCGTCGCGCAGCCCGCGCACGTGTCTTCATGGCGAAGGAACTCGCGAAGACGATGGGCCCCGGTCAGGCGGCCGTCGTGCAGCTCGATCAGGAGACGTACGTCGAAACGGGCATGTCTGGCTCCTCGGGCGAGAAGCCCATGTCGATGGCCGACCGAGTGCAGGTGTTGCAGCCTGCGTTCGATCCGGTCGGTTACAAGCAGACCGCGGACATGCTGATCGAGCAGATCCTGCAGATGTCCGGCTACTCCCTGTCCACGTTCGGTGTGAACCAGGAGAACCGGGGCGACAAGACGGCCACCGAGATCGAGGCGCGTGAGCGCCGCTCGCTGATGACACGGGCGCGGAAGATCCGCATCTGGAAGCCGGTGCTGCTCGCACACGTCACGAAGCTCCTCGAGGTGGATCGCGTCTTCTTCACGAAGCCGAACAAGACGACCGATCTGGCGGTGGAGTTCTCTGACGGTGTGCAGGAGTCGCAGTTGCGGCTCGCGCAGACCGTGCAGGCCCTGTACGCGGCCGAGTCCGCGTCCGTCGAGGAGCGGGTGTCGATCCTGCACCCCGACTGGGACGAGGACCAGATCAGTGCCGAGGTTGCGGCCATCAAGGCTGAGTTCGCGCACCCGTTGCCGGATCCGCAGATGACCCCGTTCGATCAGGGGGCGACCGACCCGGGAGAGGCTGATGACAACGCAGGACCAGTCAGCTGACCAGCTCACCGCGTCTCTGATCGCCATGTACGTGATCGCTGAGCAGGAGCTGCTCTCGGGGGCGACGACGGTTCTGCGACGCACGGCGCCGACGTTGGAGGGCCGGCAGGGCATGGTCCCGAAGCTGCGCCTCCTGGTGCGGCGGATCCTCGCCCGCCTGGCTGGGTCGACGTCGCTCGCCGACGCGATGATCTCGGCGGCCACGATCGAGGGGCGTCAGGCGGCGCACGTTGCCGCTTCTACCACCCTGGTCCGACGTTCCAGCGCCTCGCAGGGCGGTGGTGGCGGTCGGGTGCCCCCCGGCCGTTCTCTCGCGTCTGGGAGCGATGGGTTCTTCGACCTGTCGATGCCGCATGGTGAGCGAGCCGCGCAAGCGATCCGTGACGACGTCGTGTCAGAGCTGGAGGACGTGCGCCGGCGGATCACCCGCCTCCCGGACGACATCTACAAGGCGATCGCTCCGCACGGCGCGATCTACCAGGTGGTGGACAACGGGGTCACCCCGGCGCAAGCGCAGGCGATGGCGTGGCGGGTGTTCGCGTCACAGGGTGTGACCGGGTTCACGGACAAGTCGGGGCGCGACTGGTCGATGTCGGCGTACGTGGAGATGGCTGTCCGCACCGCGTCGGTGAGGGCGTTCAATTCGTCGCACCTGGACAGGATGCTCGCCCTCGGGATCGAGTACTTCACCGTCCCGGTGACAGCGCACACCTGCCCGCAGTGCTTCCCCTGGCAGGGCAAGGTGCTGACCGCTGTCCCGGTCGAGAACCCTGCCGTCCCGGTCTCGGGAACGATCGCGGACGCGGTCGCTGCGGGCCTGTGGCATCCGAACTGCCGGCACCCGTTGACGGCGTTCTTCCCCGGCGTCACCGTGCTCCCCGAGATCCGGACGTGGACCCCAGAGGATCAGCGCCTGTACGAGCTCACGCAGAGGCAGCGGCGTCTCGAACTCGAGGTGCGGAAAGCGAAGCGGCAGCTCGAGTACGCCGCGTCCCCGGAGACTGCAGCGGATGCGCGGGCGCGTGTGCGTCGCGCGCAGGCGAAGGTGCGTGAGTTCGTCCAGGAGACCGGGTTCTCTCGGCAGTCGCGTCGCGAGCAGGTCGACCTTTCCGATCCGCGCATCAAGCTCACCATCCCCCGGTAACCACACGTCCGCATGTCGCGGGCATCCCAATCCCGAACGAGCCTGGCGCTCACAAGGAGAACACGCATGTCCCCCCAGACCCCTACGACCTACGCCCGCCTCGGCGCGGACAGCCTCGCACAGATCGGCCCGACCCGCTTCGACGTGGTCGGCGCCCGCTTCTTCAACGACGATGGCGGCGCACCTGGCGGTCCGGCTCCTGCCGCGCCCGCTGCACCGGCTCCCACGCCTCCGCCCGCGGGTGAACCTGCAGCACCAGCTGCTCCTGCCGTACCGGCACCCCCTGCCTCGGCTGAGAAGGTCGAAGACCTGCCTGAATGGGCGCAGAAAGTCATTCGCGACGCACGCAAGGAAGCCGGTGATCACCGCACAGCGGCAAAGACCGCGGCTGACGACGCGCAGAAGGCGATCACCGACAAGCTCGCTGTCGCCCTGGGCCTCAAGCCGGACGCAGCTCTCGACCCTGCCGCGCTGACCGCGTCGCTCACCGCCGCGCAGACCGCGCACCGACAGTCGCAGACACAGCTCGCCGTCTACAAGGCGGCTGGAGCAGCCGGGGCGAACCCTGACGCGCTCCTCGACTCGAACACGTTCCTGGCGAGCGTGCAGTCCCTCGACCCTGCGTCGCCGGACTTCTCCACCAAGGTCGCCGAAGCCATCACGGCCGCGGTCACCGCGAACCCCACGCTCAAGGCGGCCCGGGCGGCCGGCGCGAGCACGGTCGAAACTCCCGGCGGGACCGGCGAGCAGGGCCAGATCACCGAAGCGCAGCTCGCGCAGATGACCCCCGAGCAGATCGCGGACGCCTACGACAAGGGCCTCCTGAAGAGCCTGCTCACCTAACTCCCCTGAAAGGAGCCCATCGTGGCTTTCAACAAGTTCAAGCCGGAGATCTGGAGCGCTCTGCTCCTCGTCGCTCTCCGCAAGCAGCTGATCTACACGGCGTTCACGAACCGTGACTACGAGGGTGAGATCGCCGAAGCCGGTGACACCGTCCGCATCACGTCCGTCGGCCGCCCCACGATCGGCAACTACGTGCCCGGCGTGACCGTCATCTCCCCGGAGACCGTGGCCGACAGCCAGCGCACCCTCGTCATCGACCAGTCCAAGTACTTCGCTGTGCAGGTCGACGACGTCGACAAGCGCCAGGCGAAGGGCGGCATCATGGACCAGCTCAAGGATGAGGCCGGATACGGTCTCGCCGATGTGGTGGACCAGTACGTCGCCTCGTTCTACACGTCGATCCAGGCGCAGAACCAGCTCGGATCGATCTCCGTGTCGATCGCGACCCCGACGCAGGCGTACGACAACGTCCTCGTCCCGCTGAAGGTCAAGCTCGACAAGGCGAACGTTGCCACGCAGGGTCGTTCCGTCGCGGTCACCCCTGACCTGCACGGCGTGCTCCTCCGCGACCCCCGGTTCGTGAAGGTCAACGAGTCGGGCACCTCCGAGGGACTCCGCAACGGCATGGTCGGTCGTGCCGCCGGCTTCGACATCCTGCTGTCGAACAACGCCCCGAACACGACCGGCAACGAGTTCGCGACGATCGCGGGCAACGACCGTGCGATCACGTTCGCGGAGCAGATCAACAAGGTCGAGGCGTACCGGCCTCAGTCCTCGTTCTCCGACGCTGTGAAGGGCCTCATGCTCTTCGGCGCCAAGAACGTCCGCCCCGACTCGCTGGCGAGCGCGCTCGTCACCGTCACGGCCTGAGGAAGGAGACCCCATCATGGCTCGTGCAACTCTCACCCCGGCCGCGTTCGTCCTGAACGGTGCCCTCACCGACCCGACTGGCACCGCCACCGGTGTCGGTGCTGGCAACGGCGCAACTGTCCCGTACGGCGGCAGCAAGACCGTCATCCTCCGCATCGTCGCCGCTGGTGCCGGTACGGCAACGGTTGTCGCGGGCTCGCAGCCCTCGGCGATCGCGTCCGGTCAGGGCAACGCCACCGTCACGTTCGGCGGCGCCGGCACCCAGTGGGCTGGCCCGTTCGAGTCGGCCCGTTTCGGTCAGCCGGACGGTTCCCTCGCGGTCGACACGTCGGTCGCGATGACCGTGACCGCGTTTACTCTCGACGGCCGGTACGTCGGCTGATGGGCAAGAAGACCGCCCCGGAAGAGCCGGGGCACATCTTCGTCCGCGGCGAGGGCGGGACGGTCTTCAAGCTCGACCTGCCCCTCCACGAGACGATCGAGCAGCGTCTGCACCGCGGGTATCTCACCCGTGTCGCGAACGCTGACGGTGGCGTCTACACCGGTGAGGACGCGGGCACCGTCACCAGCCGTCCTGCTCTGACCGCCCTGAAACCCGACTGGGTGTCGTGGGCTGTCGTCCAGGGCATGACCCCGGATGATGCCGAAGCGCTCACGAAGACCGACCTGATCGAACGGTTCGGCACGACCGAGCAGTAACCGCCTGGTGGGCGGGGCAGCCGTGATGGCACCCCGCCCACTGGTACCAACCGGAGGTGACGTTGTGGCCCTGTACCCGTCTTTCATCGTCCCAACGACTCTCGCGTCCTCTGCCGACTACGCGTCGTGGTCTGGCCTGGTGGCCCCGGCGAACATCGTGCAGGTGCTCCGCAGTTGCACGGCACTCATCCTCGACGCGACCGAAGGCGCGATCTACGACGTGAACCCCACAACAGGGCTCGCCACGGATCCGGCAACGCTTGCTGCACTCCGTGATGCAACCTGCATCCAGGCATCCGCGTGGGTCGCCCTGAACATCGATCCGACGACTGGTGGTGTCCTTCAGACGTCGAAGGCAGTGAGGTCGAAGAAGCTCGCGACAGGGGCGATCGAATACTCCGATGCTGAGGTTCAGGCTGTTGCTGCTGCCCGTGCGGCCGCCTACGTGAGCCTCGTTCCCGAGGCGGCACGGTTCCTGCAACAGCGGAACTTGCTCGGCGCTGAACCGGCGTACCGCGGCTGATGGAGAGGGTGATCTGATGGTCGCTCCGATCACGCTGACGTTCACGAACGCGACCGTCACACTGTCGCGCGTTGGGGACATGGTCACCGCCGTCGTCTCGTACGCTGCAGCCGCGCCCTCTGGCTTCCAGGCATTGCCAGTCGCGTTCCAGCCCACTGCCGGCGACCTGACGTTCGTCAGCACGGGCAACTACTCGGCACCCGGCACGATCACGATGCAGGTCAGCGTGGTCGTCGGCGATGCCGGGATTGGTCTCGGCGGGTACAACAGCCCCCCGACCGTCGCGGGCTCGTTTACCGCCCGGTGGCTCGCGGATCCGGCAACGTCGGACACCCCGGCCGGCGCCGCGACAACCCTCACGTTCAGCGACGGATCGACCGTCACCCTGTCCAGGGTCGGGAACGTGGTCACGGCTGCGGCCGTCCCGGGCACGAACCCGAACACGGTCCTGGTGACGTTGCCCCTCCCGATCATGTTCAGCCCGAGCGGGAATCTCGCCGCGTACGAGTTCAAGACCGCCGGCACGTACGGCGAACCGGGTAATTGGTTCATCACCGTCATGGAGACCCCGGCGTTCGGGTCTGCTCTGGGTGTGAGCGTGGGGGCTGGCAGCGCCGGCCCGTGGGCCCCTTTCACGGTGCAGTGGCTCGCCGACGCGTCAACCGCGCCGCCGTCCACAGACGATGACGAGCTCGCCGAGTTCTACGTGCACTCGGTGCTTGTGGAGACGTTCCTTGGCACGAACGGGTACGGGGAAGACACGTTCGCACCGGCCGTCGCGGTAGGCGGGTTCCTGGATGACACCCGGCACCTGGTGCGCTCTCAGACCGCGGAACAGGTGGTCTCCGAGGGCCAGTTCTACACACGCCCGGAGAACGGTGCGCTGTTCCCTGCTGACTCGCGGGTGACTGTCGATGGTGTGACGTCGCGGGTGATCCGCACGAACACGAACACGTCCGGGAATCTTGACCTCCCCGATCACGCTGTGATCTCACTCACCTGAGTGAGATCCGGTCAGCAGAAGATCTGCATCGAGCCTGGGTGGCACAGCACGACGATCTGGTCACCGGTCTCGATGACATGCCAGCCGTTCTCCTGGGCTCGAGCAATGATCTCGTCGAGGGCGCCATACTGCATGACGTCATCGATGCTTCGGCGCACAACCCCGCCGCTCATCGACTGCTGTGCTCTGAACATCTGGTCTACCCACGCGGACATGCGCCTCATCTTGCAGGATGCGGCGCCCCTATCGCAACCGCTCGACTTCGGGAGGCCCGCCATGGCTCTCGATTGGGATACGGGTGGGTTCGAAGCACTGCTCGACAGTGTCGCTGACGCACTCCGAGACAGTGCCCCGTTCGCTGTCGGCCGCGCCGCGGAACACGTCCGTGCAGTGTCAACCGGGCTCGCCCCGGTCCTCACGGGCAACCTGCGCGCGTCCGCTGAGGTGAAGGCCGTCAGTCACACGAGCGCACGCGTCTACTACCCGGGTCCATACGCCCGCTACCAGCATTACGGTCTGGACTTTCGGCACCCGCAGGGCGGGCAGGCACTGTTCTTGCAGCAGCCGATGCTCACCGAGGCAGACGCGTGCCTCCAGATCATGGCGGATACGATTCGGGAGGCGATGGGATGACCGACTCCCTGGATCTGCTCGACGGTGTCTCCAACATCATCGTCTCCGGCGTCCCTGGAACAGCGTTCAACGCGCCCGGGACCTACCCGGCGGGTGCGACAGGCATCTTCCACATGCTGATGCCTGCAACCCCGGATGAGGTGATCGTCCTCACGTGGGTGCCGCAGGTTGAACACCAGTCGATGCCGCAAGGGTCTGGGTTGCTGCAGGTTCGCTGCCGGGGAGCCGCGAACAAGCCGCGCCGTCCCCTCGAACTCCTCGATCAGATCGCCGTGCTGTTCCTCGGGAAGCTGACGATTCCGCTGTCCGCGACCGTGCAGATCATGCAGGTCCGTGACCGGGTTCGTGCCCCTCTCGGCATGGACGACTCGAAACGGTGGGACTGGACCGACAACTACACCCTCGACGTGGCATACACGCCAACCGCGGGACGCCCCGCAAGCGGCAACTGGTAGCGGATCAAGGAGAAGAAGATGCGCTTTCTCAGCAAGCTCATGACCACTCTGCGATATCGCAAGAGGCTGTCGCTCGACGGGGTCTCGATGGTCGGAGTGCGTGAGTACTCCGTGACCAGCAGTCGCAACGGAATCGAGTGCATAACCCGCCGCTACCTGGGCCCGGTCGATGTCGAAGTGACCATGTTCGCCGGCAACTGGTAGCCGCACTCCCACCCCGGAGCAAATCGGGGCCCAGTCGTTCTAGCTCAACTGGCAGAGCTCCGGTCTCCAAAACCGGTGGTTGCAGGTTCGACCCCTGCGGACGGCGCTCCCGGGCCTCATTGCCCACCTTCTTCCGCTGCCCAGTGCGGGAACGCACCGCCCGGTGCACTCTCCGCCCCCTTGTGGGGGGGACCAACCCCTCAACACCTGGAGGCATCATGCCCAGTGCATTCGCACGCCGTTTCAAGGTCGACGTCTCGGCCGACAACATCACCTGGATCAGCCTGAAGGGCATCGAGGATCTCGCACCCAGCGAGAACGCGACCCTGCAGCCCGCGGACACGTACGACACGAACGGGTTCAACTCGTTCGAGAAGACGATGACCGGAGGGAAGCTCGTCGCGAAGGTTCTCCGTCCGACCACGGCGGGTGTCCCGTCCGACCCGGGCCAGGAACTCGCACGCGCCACCCGGTTCCAGTTCAGCACCGCGGCACGCCTGTACGTCCGCTGGTACGACCGCAACGGCGGCACCGAAGCACTCACCATGCTCGCCCTGGTCGACTGGAACCAGTCGAAGTCGGGTGTTGCGGACCTCGATGAGGTCACGATCACGTTCACCGCTGACGGTGCGATCACGACGATCGCGAACCCGTTCGCGGCGCCCGCGATCCCGGTCCTGACGGCGTTCAGTCCCGTGACGGGCGCGTCGGTCGGCACGATGCTCACGATCATCGGCACCGGCTTCACCGGCACGGTTGGCGCTGCTGGTGTGAAGGTCGGCGCGACGAACGTGACCTCCTACATCGTCCAGTCGGACTCTCAGATCGTCGCGATCGTGCCCGCCGGCTCCGCTGGTGCGACGACCGTCACGGTCACGAACCCGGTCGGCGCATCGCTGGCCACTGCGTACACGCGCGGCGCGTAGCCCTCTCAACACCCCTGCCGTCCCGCTACTGGGTCGGGACGGCAGGGGCCTCAACCCAGCACCCAGTGAAGGAGATCCCAGTGTTCAACGACTTCAACGACCTGTACGACCCGCTCGTCCTCCCCATCAACGGGAAGCAGTACACGATCCCGCCCGCATCGTTCGAGGCCGGCGTCCGGATCAACGGCATCGTCGGCGGCGCCGAGAAGATGGGCGACGAGGAGTTCTACCGACTCGTCCTCGGCTCCGCGTTCGACGAGATGCGTATCGACGACGTACCGGCGACCGCGATCGACCGGGCAGGGAAAACCGCCCTCGCGGACTTCCAGGTCGGACGAAGCATGGCCGAGATCATGTGGAAGACCGGTGGCGACCCAAAAGCGATCCAGGAGATGGCCCCGAAGCCGAACCGGGCAGCAAGGCGATCGAAAGGTACGGCCGCGGCGAGCAAGACCCCGTAACCGGCCTCTACGAGTGGTACGAGGAGATCCCCGCCGAAGTCACCGCCCCGTCGAACCCGGTCACCTGGGCACAGATCTTCGAAGCGTGGAAGGACGTCGAAGCCGACTTCCAGGAGGTGTACGGCATCGACCTTGAGGCCCGGATCCGCACCTGTTCCTGGCGGTGGTTCGCGATCCGCTGCATCGGCCTCCTCTCCACCGACACACGCCTCAACCGCCGCTACGCGCCGGAACCGACAACGTAGGAGGCGACCGTGACCGGCACCACGACCGTTGGATCGATTGACGGCAACGTCAATCTCGCAATCGAACGGGCGCTTGAGAACCTCGACCGTCTGAAGCGTGCAGCACGCGAGCTTGGCCAGGAACACCCGACGATCGATGTCGACGCGAACACTGGCAAGGCGCAGGCTTCCATGGCTGCCGTGGACGCTGCAGCGCAGGCTATGGGCCAGTCCGCTGCGACCGCTGGTGAGCGGGTCAAGCGGTCCGCGAACGATGTGTCGGCTGCGCAGGCGAAGGTTGCCGCCGCGAACCAGGCCGCCGATGTCGCCTATGAGAAAGCCCGCATCGCGCAGTTGCGTCTCTCGGAGGCGCAGGAGTCTGGTCGGGCGAAGGCGTCGACTATGGCTGCGGCGGAACTTGCCGTTGCGGAGGCTCTTGGTCGCCTGGAGAAGGCGAACATGCGGGCGACCGCGGCGGAGGTCGCGCTCGAGCAGGCACAGCAGGAGACCGCGAACGCTGCCCTGAAGCAGGCCGCCGCCTCGGAAGTCGCAGCGGCCGGAAACGACAAGGTCGCGGACTCCGCTGGTCGTGCGAACGCGCGCACGCAGCTCATCATTGCCGCTGTTGTCGCGCTCACCGCTGTCGCCGCACCCCTCACGGGTGCGCTCGTCGGTGTTGCTGGTGGTCTGGCAGGGCTCGGCGCTGCCGGCGTCCTCGGGATCATCGGTGCAGTGCAGGCCGTCAAGCAGGGCACACAGGCTGGTGCCGAGTGGTCGGCGGGGCTGAAGACCCTCAAAGCTGACATGTCCGCCCTCGCGGCGACCGCCTCGTCCGGCCTGCTGACCTCGTTCCAGCGTTCCGTCGCACTGATCAACGCGTCGATGCCGCAGCTGAACTCTGAGGTTGCCGGGTTCACCCGAATCCTCGGCACCGCAGGAGTCACCGCTCTGCAAGGTGCCATCACGGCCCTGCATGTCCTCAACCCCTTGTTCGTTCAGGGTGCTGGTGTCGTGCAGGACATGGCGAACGGGTTCTCGTCGTGGGCGTCGAACGGTGGATTGCAGAGGTTCGCCGACTATGCACAGTCTGTACTCCCGCAGGTGATCGGCACCATCGGTGACCTGGCCTCCGCGATCCTCCATATCGCTGAGGCGACAGCTCCGATCGGCACGGTCGTCCTCGCCACCCTCGACGGGATCGCGAACGCGATCAACGCCATCCCCGTCCCCGTGCTGACCGTCATGGCCGGCGCTGCGATCGCCGGGTACACGGCGTTCATGCTGTGGAAGGGCGTCACCGGCGTCCTCCAGGGTGTGCAGGCCGTCGCTGACACTCTCGGTGTCTCGATGCGGACCCTGTCGCTCGCCGGTGGCGCCGTCGGGATCGCGTTGACCGCGCTCGCAGTCGTGTTCACCGCCGTCGCGCAGGCGAACGCTGAGGCCGATGCTCGTGCGAAGAGTTACGCGGACACTCTCGACAAGGCCACCGGTCAGGTCACCCAGTCGACGCGCGAACTCGTCGCAGAGCAGCTGTCGTTGACGCGTGACAACTTCTGGACTGGTGCGTCCGGTTCGGCGGTCGACGCCGCGAAGAAGCTCGGCATCAGCGTTGACACGGTCACCGCCGCGTATATGGGCAACAAGGCCGCGATCGCTGAGGTGCAGTCCGCCACCGAGAAGTATATCGACTCCAGTGGGCGTGCCGGCCGCGAGTACAGCGACAACGAGAAGACCGCGCGGCTGCTCCGCGACGTGGTGAACGAGGGCGCGCAGGCGACCGCGGACGGCACGATCAAGCAGCAGGAGTACGCGCAGGCGCTCAACGCTTCCTCGACGGCCCAGTCCGATACTCGACTGACCGCTCAGGGCGCTGCGGATGCATTCCAGAAGGAAGCGTCCGCCGCGGATGAGGCGATGTCGAAGCTGAACGGGCTCATCGATGCGACGAACCGGCTGAACGGTATCGGGCAGTCCGCGGAGGAGACGAACGCCCGCTGGCAGAAGTCTCTCGCGGGCATCACGGAGGACGCGCAGAAACAGCGGGACGCGTTTGAGCAGGCCAACGGCACGCTCGACGGGTTCTCTCTGTCGCTTGACGCCGCGACGGCGTCCGGGTCCGCGAACCGCTCGATGCTCACCGGGGCTGCCGCAGATGCTCAGGCGGCCACAAAGGCACAGTTCGACCTCGACATTCAGACCATGTCGTCGAAGGACGCGACGGACAAGTACGCGGGAACTCTCGCGGCGCAGCGTCAGGCCTTCATCGACTCCGCCGGTGCTGCTGGTTTCAACGCCGATGAGGTGCAGAAGCTTGCGGACAAGGTGTTCGGCATGCCCTCGGAGAAGAAGCTCGAGATCCTCGCGAACACTGGGCAGGCGCAGTCCGCAATCGACCGGTTCGTGACCCTGAACGATAGGCGCCGTGTGACGGTGTTCGTCGACTCGGAAGGCGGCCAGTCGTTCCGTGTGGGGAACACGACGGTGTCCCCCGCGGGCGCGTACGGTGGCACCGCCTCCAGCTCGGGCATCCAGGGCCTCGCAATGGGCGGCACAGGTGGCACCGTACGCGGTGGCGGTTCGGCATGGTCGGACACCGCTGGGATGTACCGTCTCGCGAACGGTGAAGAGGTCACGTCGAACACGGTCGGGCAGGCGGGTCGGTGGCGGTCGCTGTTGAAGGCGATCAACCGCAACGACTCCGCAGGGCAGGTTGCCGGTCAGGCAGCCCGCATTGCAGGCGTCACGCAGACCGCCCCTTCGGTCATGTCGGGTGGCGACATCTACGTGACCGTACAGGTGACTGGTGTTCAGCAGACGGAGCCGGGAGTTCTCGGTGCCATCGCAGGCGGTGCCATCAAGCGATCTCTCGTGGGGGTGAAGAAGTGACCTCGATGCTGACCCTCGCCGGGATCCCGATGTATGGCGTCAACCAGCATGCCGATAACGTGATCCAGCTCGATGGGCAGTTCTTCCAGGACTGGTACTCGATCTCGGACTCGAAGTCGGATGTCCGGGAACGTCCTTCACGGGATGGCGCGTTCGGCATCGATCGCGACTACCGGACAGCGTTGCCGTTGACCGCGAACGGTCGTGTCCGAGGGGCGGGTTGGGCTTCCCAGCTCGCCTCTCTGCGCGCCGCTCTCGGAGCCGGCCAGCAGGTCACAGCCACCGTGAACGACGAGCTCGGCGTGTCGAACCGGAAGGTGTCGATCCGACGGTTCACCCCGTCCCCGAACCCGGGTGTGAGCATCCTCGAGTTCGAAGTGATCATGGTCGCGACGGATCCGCTGATGTACGGCGCAACCCAGACCGCGTCCACGGGCGTCCCCACAGCCGGAACAGGGCAGCCGTGGCCGCAAGTCTGGCCAGCCCCGTGGGGCACCCCCGGGAACAGTGGCCGGGTGACAGCCGTGAACAGCGGCAGCCAGCCCACCCCCCTCACCCTCACTGTCGCCGGCGGCCTCGACGCTGGTGTGGAGCTTGTCGAGATCACCACCGGGTCCCGCCTGCTGCTGAACCGTCCTATCCCGGTCGGATCGAATGCGGTGTTCGACGCGTCCATCGGCCGCGTCTACCTGGACACCCCGACGAACGACATCTCCGGGTTCCTCGCCCGCCGCGAGTGGGACGGCTTCCAGGTCCCGAAGTTCGGACAGTCGACTGTCCAGTTCAACCCGCTCGGCACGCAGACCGGCACGCCCACGCTCACTCTCTCGTGGGCCCCCGCGAACTGAAAGGCACCTCATGACGCTTCGGAACTCGTGGCCCGGGCCCACCAACGTCACGTCCACCACGGACGCCCGGATCGATCTCGCAGGCCTGGTCGAGGGCGGTGCAGTCGCGCGTGCTGGACTGTTCCCGTCCACACTGGCAGCGATCGTCACGGCACGCGCCGACATGAACGTCAACGTCGCCGCGTTCCAGGGCATCGCCGTACAGTTCGGTGGACCGATCCTCCTCTCAAACGACGGCACCATGCAGCTGCCCTCGGTGCTGGTCTCACCGGCGTCGGGCACGAACTACTACGTCGTGTACGTGAAGCAGAACGAGCAGACCGCGCCTGGTACGGACGCGAACAACCTGCCCGTGCTCGGTGCGGCGCTTTCGACGACGTCGTTCGCGCTGGCGCGGGCCGCCCTGCCCACCGGGGCTCTCGAGCTCGCGACCGTCCAGGTCCCGGCCGGCGTCGCAGCGACGAACGCCGTCGGTGTGACGATCACCCAGACGGCACAGTTCACGGCCGGTGAGGGTGGCGTCGTCCCTGTCCGGAACAGCACCGAGCTCGCAGCGTGGACTCCCGCGGACGGTTCCCTCGCATGGCAGATCGACCAGAGTGTCCTCTGGGTTCGGCAGGCCGGCGCATGGTCGATCACGGGTGGGCTCACCCCGATCGCGGTCATGCGCCGCACGAGCACCACGCTCGCCGCACCGAACGGTTCGTACGGCAACCTCTCCGCCACCGCCGCTTGGACGAGCACCGGCGGCGCACTCCGCGGCGCCACGTACAGCAGCGGGATCACGATCACGCAGCCCGGCTGGTACGAGGTGTTCTGGACCGTGTGGATGACCGGCACCACCCCGTCCGGCCTCATCGGCATTGCCGTGAACGCCTCCGGCACCCCTGGTGGTGACCAGTTGCACGCTCTCGGCCCGGTCGTCAGCGGTGTCGTCTCGAGCGGTTCCGCTTCCAGCCGCGTCTACCTGAACGCGAACGACGTTCTCACCCTGTGGGGTTACGGGAACGGCGCGGTGATGACGATCCGTGCGGTGTCGACCGGAACAGAGCCGCCCCAGTGGGGTGCCCGCTGGGTCGCACCGTAACCGCACACTGCACGGAAGGGATCACGAATGGGACTGCGCTGGTTCATCGCTGACCTGCTCACCGGGCGTGACATCGCCGACGTGCAGGTCATGACGTCCTCGACCTGGTCCCGGTCCATCAACAAGCCGGAACGGCTGACGGCCTCCCTCGACATGCGAGACCCGGCCACGGTGGCTCTTCGCCCCCGGCAGACCATGGCCCCGGGACGCACCGTCCTCGCCTGCGCCATCGGTGACACGATCCTCGCCGGCGGGCCGATCTGGTCGCACACGTACGACCGTGACCAGAAGGTCCTCACACTGGACGCTCTCGGGATGTGGTCGTACTTCGACCACCGGTACGTGTTGCCCCTTGCCGCCGCATCGATCGACACGACGCAGTTCATCATCCCGGACCCGTCCGCGGCTGGGAAGACGAAGCCGAACCCTGCGGTCGGCACCTATCTGACCGGTCTCGAGTACGGGACGATCGCGAAACGGTGGGTGCAGCAGGCGCAGGCATGGACTGGCGGGAACGTCCCGATCGTGTTCGAAGCAGACCGGGTCGGCACCCGTGAGCGGAACTTCGAGGGCTCCGACTTCAAGAACCTCGGCACCGTCCTCGCACAGCTGTCGCAGATCGAGGGAGGCCCGGATATCCGATTCATGCCGCAGTTCACTCCCGACATGCTCGGTATCCAATGGGCGCTGCAGACCGGCACGGACGCGAGTCCTCTGCTCGCGTCGGCGACGGTGTTCGAATGGCCGATGGATGTCCCCCGGTCGCCCGTGTCGTCACTGAAGGTGACCGCGGACGCTACACGCCTCGCGACGCTCGGTTGGGCGACGGCCGGTCGTTCGGCGGACACGGTCCTCGTGTCCCGGTCCGTGGACTCGACGCTCACGGACCTCGGGTACGCGGCGTTCGAGTCCCTGGACTCGTCCCACTCGAGCGTGTCCGAGCAGGGCACTCTCGATGGGTATGCGGGTGAGTCGACGACGATCGGCCGGTCAGCGCTTGAGCTCTGGTCGTTCGATGTGGAGGCGGCCCGGCAGCCGTTCCTTGGGGCGTACTGGGAGGGCGACTTCTGCACGCTCACGTTGGGCCAGTACGGGAAGACCACGTACACGCCATGGGTCAACGCTGTCCGGACGAACTACGACATCAACCCGTCGCCCATGGCGTCCACCGCAGGATGGTCTCCGACTGCCCCGTCCACGCTCACACCGACGCTGGCGGGTGCGCAGATCGACTTCTCGAGTGCCGCGACAAGCATCCCGACCATGTACTCGACGACTGTGATATCCGCGGCAGCTGGGCAGATGTGGTCTGCCGCCCGCGAGATCAGTGTCCCCGTGGGGTTCCCAGCGGTGACGGTCAGCCTGCGCGTGTTCAGCTATGGCGAGAACGTGATCGTTGCTGACTCGGGTCCTGTGGTCATCCAGCCTGGACAGGATGTGATCGTGCAGGCGCCGTCGGTCAGGGCAGTGGGCGCGTCGACCACGGGCGTCCGGTCCAACCTGTACGTGACCGCGGCGGCAGGGTCTCGCCTTGTCGTCCCGCACACGCTCACAGAGCTCGCCCCGACGCCTGGGATGATCTTCGACGGTAACTCGTCGTCATCGGACGTGGAGCAGTACGCGTGGACCGCGACGCCCAACGCCTCGCCGTCGACCTACTCGACCCGCACCATGCAGCAGTACGACTCCGGTGACCCGTACCTGTTCGAGGGCGGGGCGTTCCAACGGCGCATCACAGCACTCTCCGGTGACGCGAAAGGCATCACCGTGGGCGTCACAACACAGGCGGTGATCTGATGGGCAACGGATACGACAGCCCCCCACAGGGCGAGTACGGGGTCCTCGCCGACGAACTGCGCCGTCTTGCGGAGCGCCTCGCCGAGTTGGAGACCCCGACCGGCACGTCAGTGAACTCGCTCGTGGATCAGGTGCAGGAAGCGATCGCGAACATCAACACGACCGTCACCGCTGCGATCTCTGCGAATTCGTACACGAGACCGCAGATCGACAACCTGGTCGCGAACCCCCCGTCCGGATCGAACGTCACCGGCAACGTGGCAGCTTCCGGGAACCTGTCGGTGGGCGGCACCACGACGGCGACGGGCGATATCTTCACCCCGAACGCCACTCCCGCCGTCACCGCATACACGAACGCCTACATCAACGGCGACGGAAGGTTGTCGAAGGGCGCGTCATCAGCACGGTACAAGGTGAACATCGAACCGGTGGACCCTGCGTCTCTCGGACCGATCTTCCCGCAGCTGAACGAGTTCGAAATGCGGTCCGATCCAGATCACACGGTCAGGATCGGACACATTGCGGAGCACCTCGCGGCGGATCCGGCCCTTCAACGGTTCGTGGTCTACGCGGAGATCGACGGGGAGCCACTACCGGACTCGATCGACTTCATCAGCCTGCTACTCGCACAGACCGCCCAACTGCAGCAGCGAGTAGTCACCCTAGAGGCTCAGGTGCACTGACCCTGCCCGTCCCGCGTCGTCCCCGACTGCGCGGCACAGTAGCTGCCCGGATCGTACTGGAAGACCATCTGCCCGTAGGTGGCGCTGTTCGGGTCATCGTCAAGCGTGAGCGGCAGGGGCGTTCCAGAAGGCTGAGGTGCGCCACCCCATTGCACCGGGCCGTGATAGGTCACGACCGGCGGGGCAGGCTCAGGTTCCGGTGCAGGCGGGTCGGCTGGTGCCGGGTCGGCCTGCTGCGGGTCCGCCTGCGTCGTGTCATCGGGTGCAGGTGCCGGATCCGCCGGTGCAGGCTCCGGGACCGGTGCGGGCGCGACCGTCGGGGTCGGCGTGACGGTCGGGCTCGGCGTAGGCGTCTCAGTCTCCACGATCGGAGTCGGTGCCGGGGCATCACCTGCACCGGCCTGCGCGTTCACACCGAACACGACCAGACCAGCGATGATCACCGCGGCGCCCGCTGTGCTGAGTCCCCCGACGAGCAGCTTCTTGTTCATGACCGTCACCGTACACCGCCCGACGTCGAATTTCTAGATGCAGTTTTGTGCAGATTGATGACGGTCTGCCGGGACAATCCGATCGCGTCGGCGATCTGCTCCCACGGAATGCCCTGGCTTCGTGCCTCAATGACCCACATGGCGCGCTGGTCCCACACGGTGCGTATGGCGGTGAGGTTCGCGATCGGGTCCATACGAACAGTCTAATTCTTGTACGACTTTTGATGCGGCAGCGCGCCGTGGAACGAGAGGAACTCGTCATGATCGACGGAACAGCGGCCGCGCAGTGGCTGCTCAACTACGGATCAGTCCGGCCGAGCATGTGCCTGTACTACGTCTGGCAGGCGTACAAGGCGCAGGGGGCGTCGACGTCCATGGGCGCTCAGACCGCATACGCGGCATGGGAGCAGTCCGATGGGAAGCGCCCCGGCGACAGGAACCCTCCCGCCGGCGCCGCCGTCTGGTGGGGTCGACGCACCTGGGACGGGAATCTCGACGGGGACGTCGTCATCAGCCTGGGCGACGGGCGCGTCGCTGTCACCGAGGCTCCCGGCCAGGGCGCCGTCACCGGTTCTTGCACTCTCGATGAGCGTGAGAACGAGATCAGCCGCGAGTACCTCGGCTGGACCTCGAGCATCTTCGACTGCCCCATCAACGTCGCGGCGGGAAAAGACGCTGCTTCCATCACCCCGCACATCGACTTGTCCAAGGAGGACGACATGAGCATGAACACGATCCGACGCCCCGACGGAACGATCTACTTCGCTGACGAGCTCGGCCCCGATCATCTCGGCGACTACAAGACCGCAGACATCGACCTGGGTGAGTTCATCGGGTCCGCTCAGGGGGTCTGGGGCGCCCCGATTCAGCTGAACGATCGCCAGTTCGACATCACCGTCGCGATCGCGCAGCGGCGCTGGGATCGCAAGCGGAAGCAGATCGTCGATGATCTGAAGGCCGCGCTGCTGCCCGAGATCCTGAAGGCTCTCGACCCAAAAGCGTGACCCCGGAGGGACCGGGGTCCACGCCGGAGAACCCGGCCTTCGTCGACATCAGTCATTGGCAGCCCGCGTTCACCGCCGACGTCCTCCGCTCCTGGCCGATCGGCCGGATCGTCGTGAAGCTCGGCGGCGGAAACAACGGCATCTACGAGTCGGACACGCACCGTGCGCAGGTCGCTGCCGCGTACGCTGCCGGGCTGCCCGCCGATCGGTACTGGTTCAACGGCGACGACGGCGGGAACATCCCCATGCAGGTCTCCGCGATCCGCAGTTACCTGACCGTGACGCCGCTCGCCACCGGTGAACGGTTCTGGTGGGATGTCGAGGACGAGGGCAGTACCCCGCACTGGACGCCCGCCGAGGTAGTCCAGGCAGCGCAGTTGCTCGCCGCGGTAGGTGTCCCGCTGAAGAGGCAAGGCGTGTACCTGTCCGCGGCCGTGTCGCGGGCCGTCGACTGGTCTCCGGTCGTCACGCTCGGGCTGGCCGTGTGGGTCGCCGACTACGGCATCAACGACGGCACTCGCTCGTCTGTCCCGCTCGTCGGGCACTGGCCGACCGCGGACCTCTGGCAGTACACCAGCGTCGGCAGGATGCCCGGCTACGACGGCGACCTGGACCTCAACGTCCGGACGCCGCTGTGGACGGTCCACGCCCTACAACAGTCGTTGAACCAGGTCCTCGGTGAGCACCTGGTAGTCGATGGCGACAAGGGCGCTGACACGGCTCGTGTCGTGAAGATCTACCAGAGCAAGTTCGGCCTGGAGGTGGACGGAGACCCCGGCACCAAGACGCTGACTGACCTCACGCAGAGGCTCGGCGGGATCCCGATCTACAAGGGGGCGGTATGACCGGGTCGAAACCGCGCAGGCCGTTGCCCTCTTGGGCGATCGTCGCGATCGGCGTCATCGGAACAGGCGCGGCGATCGTCTGGTCCGGTGGGCTGCATGACCCGACAGACGGAACACCCCTGCTGGACGGGACGGTCGCGAAGATCCTGATCGCGCTGATCGGCGCCGCCAGCACCTTCATGGGCCTGCTGGTGTCTCGCCTCGGCGAGGTACGCCACCAGGTCAAGAACGACCACGGCACGAACTTCCGTGACGACCTGGACAGCGCACGCCGAGAGATCAAGCAGGTCCGGGAGATCGCCCAACATGCAGTCCGCGCGAACCGTGACACGAACGCGAATGTCACCCAGCTCCGTGAGGACGTCCAGGCCGGACGCCTCGAAACCGGCGAGGTTCGCGCTGATGTGCGCGGCCTCCGAAAAGACATCGGCCGTGCACTTGACATCATCACCAAGAAGGAGAACCCATGA